ATGAAATTTTACTACAAAGGCCAACTGATCCGCACGAGCAAAACCCACGCATATAACTGGGCCATTCTGACCGAGCGTCCTGATGGGACGTATGCCTGCCACGGTTGCCGAGTAAACCGCAGCGACGCAGACAGCGAAGCCAGCCGCCTCAGCCGCCGCGGCGTCGACCACATCATCATCGCCCCACTCGAGCAGCGCGGGAGGTGATTGCATGAACGCCAAAGCCATCCGGCAGCTCGCCGACGTCACGCTGGACAAGTACCGCAGCTCGATCCCTCGCAAAGCCTTCGAGGAGTTTGTGAAGGACATCATCACCGGCGAGAACCGCGCGACCGCCTTCAGATACGAGGCGAGCCCCATCTGCCGGGCCTCGTTCCCGTCCACGCTGGACGAGGACGGCGCCCGCTGCACCGTGGAGGTCACGGTCTACCGGCTGAACGCCGTGGCCGCCACAGCCTTCCTGCTGGACGGGCCCGAGACGCTGCTGCGGCACATCGGGCTCGACGAGCGGGACACATACACCACCAAGCACGAGATCGACGACATCGTCACCGTCGTGCACATCACCAGAGAGGAGGCGCCAGCATGGCAGCACTGAGAGACATCGCCCGAGACTTCGCCGCGGAGATCCGTGACGGCATCGGCTGGACAATCGTGTATCGCACCGGCCGCTCGTGGAACGCCCTGACAATCTGGAGCGACATCTGGAACGGCGAGTGGGAGACCGACGGTCTCAACGACGCCATCGGGATCCTGAAGGCAGACCCGGACGCCGTCATCGTCAACGGCTACTACTGCGGCCACTTCGGCGAGGACATGACCATTGACGAGATCGCCGCCGGGATCCGCTGGCACTACGAAGGCGGCCACAACCGCCTCGCGGACTATTGCGAAGTCACGCAAGGCTGGGACGCCCTCGAGGAGGGCCGCAAGGCTGCCGAAGCTGTCGGCCTCCCGTTCTGCGAGCGTCTGGCCGACGGCGGCGATGACGAGCTGAGCCCCTACGTCTACGACGGCAGCACGGCACTCGCCGATCACGAGAAGATGCAGCAGGCCCGCGAAGCCCTCGATAGACTGGCCGACGCGCTGCGGGAAATCGCTGCCAAGCTGGCCGAAGCCATGAAGCCGGTCATCAACGCCGTGCTCTCTGCCTTCAAAAAGCTCTGGAAGGTATCGGTCAGGGCCATCGGAGTGCCGCCGAAGTGGCTGCACCTCGCGGCCCACGCAAAGAAAGCCAGAACCCGGAAGAAGTACCGCAACCGCATCCGGCGCTACGTTTTCGAGGCTCTGGCTGCGGAAGGAGGTGGAGGCCCATGACAGCCAAGTGCGTCGGCTGCGGGCTCGACTGGAACGTCAGCATCTACCAGAAGATCCCCCGCACCGGCTACATCTGCCCGCACTGTGAGAGCCGGCTCCGCGCCGGCGAGACCCTGCCGAACATTCAGGCCAGCCAGAAGGCTCGGCCGCAGAGAACGAAAGGAGCAACCCCATGAAAAAGATCGCACTCAAGAACGCCGTCCGCGGCACGGCCTTCGACTATGCCGGCCAGAGCTGGATCCTGCTGGAGAATGATGACGGCCGCGCCCTCTGCCTGAGCAAGGACATCATCGAGACCCGAGCCTTTGACGAGGGCAACTGCAACAACTTCGCCGTCGCCAGCAGCAAGGAATACCTCAACGGCGCCTACCTCGACAACCTGCTCGAGGACGTGAACGGCCCCAACGCCTTCCTGACTACGGAGCTCGACCTGACCACCGACGACGGCCTGAAGGACTACGGCACCTGCACCGTCACCATCTTCCTGCTGACGGTCGACCAGTACCGGCGCAACCGCGACGTCATCCCCAACGCAGACGACTGGTGGTGGCTCTCCACCGCCTTCAGCACGAAGTCTAATGGCTACGAGTCACTCGCCCGCTGCGTCCGCGCCGATGGCACTCTGAACAGGGACGGCGCCTACTGCGGCATCGACGGCCTGCGCCCCGCTTGTTATCTGGACTCCGATCTCCTGATCTCCATCGAGGACGACGAAGCCACCGACGACGTCACGCCGGAGCACGCCGGCGAGATCATCGCGGCGCTGGCCGAGCAGTTCGGCGGCACCTTCGCCACTGAGGATCAACTGACCACAGCCCTCTCGTTTATGCTCGGCACCCTGAGAGCTACCCGCGAGAAGGAGGCCCGGCATGAGTAACCTCTCCACCCTGTTCGACCGCTACAAGGCCCTCGTCGTGTTTGATACCGAGACCAGCGGCCTCGACTTCGACAACGACCAGATCATCGAGCTCGCCGCCCTGCGCGTGGAGCGCACGGCCACCGGCGGCCTACGGATCGCCGGCAAGATGGACACCTTCATCAAGCTGCCCGAGGGCGAGACCCTCCCGGAGAACATCGTCAGCCTGACCGGCATCACCGACGAGCGGCTCCAGACCGAGGGCGTGCAGCCGGTCAAGGCAGCCGGCCAGATCGCCAAGCTCATGCAGAACGGCCCGACCCTGATGATCGCCCACAATGCACAGTTCGACGCCTGTTTCCTCCGTGGCCTGCTCCGCGGCCAGAAGGTCGGCCGGATCGACTGGCTGGACAGCCTGACGGTCTACAAAGACCGCAGGGCCTACCCGCACAAGCTCGCCAACGCGATCATCGCCTACGACCTCACCGGCAAGGTGCAGAACAGCCACCGCGCCATCGACGACGTGCTGGCCCTGTTCGAGGTGCTGAAGGCGATGGACGACGAGCGCGAGGATCTCGGCAGCTACGTCAACCTGTTCGGCTACAACCCCAAGTACGGCGTCAGCGGCCGCCGGATCGTGGGCGTCAGATATGAGCCGCAGAGCTTCAGCAAGGGCCTGACTCGCCCGGAGCAGACGCTCCCGGCCCGCGTGGCGCGGAGGTGACAGCATGAGCCCGGAGATCACGATCACGAGCGAGGAGCTGCGCGAGCGCGTCGAGGATCGCCTCGACCGCTGGATCCCTGACGACGTCTGGAACCGTGCCGAGCCCTACGCCCGCCACAAAAATGAAGTAAACCGGCAGCGGCACCCCGAGATCAACTACTACGACAACGACTACCTCGTGCTGCTGACCGCTGACACCGTCCGAGAGACCGAGTTCAGCGACCTCACTCACGCCCTCTGTGATCTGACCGTCGCACGGGCTCAGTGAAAGGAGAAACCAATGGAAACCACAAAAGAAAGGGCCGCCCGTTGCGACCGGGCGACCCATGCGAGAAGATCCAGCAGCCTGCCAGCATACGGATCCCGCACCGCAAGTATAACACGCCGGCGCCGCCGTGCCAAGAGGAAAGCCCTGAGAGCTGCCACGCTGGCCGCTGCCGTCCTTCTGCTGGGCGGCATCTCTGTGGCAATCTTCACCACCCCGGCCGGCAGCAAGCAGGAGACCAACATCCTGCCGCCGACCACCACTGTCGGCACATACATCCCGGACACCCCCGCCCCGGCCGCTGAGACCGTGGAGCCGACCGAGCCCGCCGTGCGCTACCCTCTGACCGACGCCGAGCGCGACGTCGTCGAGCGCGTGGTCATGGCCGAGGCCGGCGGGGAGTCCTTCGAGGGCCAGATGCTCGTCGCTCAGTGCATCCTCAACGCAGCCGAGAAGCGCGGCGTCGACCCCTCTGAGGCCGTCGTCCTTTACAGCTACACCAAGAGCCGGCCGGATCCCACACAGCGCGTCAAGGACGCCGTCGCGGCCGTGTTCGACCGAGGCGAGACCGTCGTGGACGAGCCGATCCTCTACTTCTACAACCCCGCCCTCGTGACCAGCGACTTCCACGAGAGTCAGATCTTCGTCATCGAGGAAGGCGGGCACCGTTTCTTTGCAGAAAGGAGTACCAGATGAAACACCTCACCGAAATGAAGCCGGGCGAGACCCTGCACCTCCGCAGCGGCCGCGACCTCGAGCTCGAGAGCGTCACCCCTGTCACCTGCGGCGTGATGCTCACCTTCAACGTCACCGAAAGAAAGGAGCACAACAATGAGCGATAAGACCACCGCGGCCCTCGCTGCCGAGCAGGCAGACACAGAGGCCACCACCACGCAGGAGGCCGAGCTGCTGCCTGCTGCCACGCTGGACGAGCTGGAGCAGGTCGACCTCGGCACCGTCGCAGAGGGCGAGCGCGCCCCGTTCCGCATTACTGACGACCGCTGTGCCGACTGGGCCATCCGCAAAATCGCCGACGAGCGCAGCGAGTACGACCGCCTGAAGGCTCTGGCCGACGAGCAGATCGCAGCCATCAACGAGAAAGTCGCCGCCGCCCGCAAGCGCATGGAGAACGGCACCTCGTACCTCACGAGCTGTCTGGCCGACTTCTTCGCCACCGTCCCCCACAAGGAGACCAAGACGACGGAGAAGTACCGCCTCCTCTCCGGCACCCTGACCTTCAAGAAGGGCACCACCAAGACCAAGCTCGACGAGACCAAGCTGGTGCCGTGGCTCAAGGCCAACGGCTACGGCGAGCTCGTGAAGGTCGAGGAGTCGACCCGCTGGGCCGACCTGAAGAAGTTGCTCAGCTACACCGGCGACATCGCAACCCTGACCGAGACCGGCGAGATCGTGGAGGGCGTCACCGTCTACGAGACCCCGGGCATCTTCACGGTCGACGTGTAAGGAGGCACCGACATGGCAGAAACCAAGAAAACCGAGGCGGCCGCTGCTGCGGCCCCTCCTGAAGCCGCCTGCCTGACGCTCCGGCAGAAGCTCGTCGAAATGCGGAAAGCCTGCCCGGAGATCGTCAAGAAACAGCACAGCGACGGCGTCAGCTACAAGTACGCCAAGATCTACGACGTGTGGGAGAAGATCACCCCGATAATGAACGAGCTCGGCGTCGACTTCGACGTCATCAGCGAGCAGGCCACCCGCCACGCAGAGAACGGCGACCCGGTCTACTGGATCACCATGCAGACCAAGACACGCAACGGCGACAAGCTCATGTTCCTCTACGAGGCCGACCTGACGATCCGCTGGCTGAACCTCGACAACGACGACGAGACCATCGAGGCAACCGTCCACGCCGTCGGCTGGAACGATGACCCCGCCAAGGCCAAGGGCGCGGCCCACACCTACGCCCTGAAATACTACCTTTTCGAGAAGTTCACCGTCGACCAAGGCGAGGACGACCCTGACAACAGTGACTTCGGCGCGCAGGGCAAAGGATCCGGCGCTGGAGGCCGCCAGCAGGCCGCACAGGGCCGTCAGGGGCAGGGCTCCGGCCGTCTGAGCGACGCACAGCTCGCACGCCTCTACAAGAAGGCAGAGGCCGCAGGAATGACCAAGGAGCGCACCAACGCCCGGATCGTGGAGAAGTACAAAAAGCAGGATCCGGCCACCCTGACCCGCCAAGAGTACGACGAGATCTGCACGTCCCTCGACAACGCAGCCGCACAGCATAACCAGCAAGGAGGAAACGCCTAATGTATAACCACACCGGCCTCCAAGGCCGTCTAACCGCCGACCCTGAGCTCAGGTACACGCAGCAGGGCACGGCGATCACCAGCTTCACCCTCGCCAGCGACACCGGCCGCAAGACCAAGGACGGCAAGAAGATCACCAACTTCATCGAGTGCGTCGCATGGCGCGCACAGGCCGAGTTCGTCTGCAAGTACCTGAGCAAAGGCCGCCTCGTTCTCGTCGAGGGCGAGCTCACGAGCCGCAGCTACGAGGACAAGGACGGCAACCGCCGCAAGGCCGTCGAGATCACGGTCGACTCCGTCCACTTCTGCGACAGCAAGAAGGACGGCGGCCAGAGCTCCGGCAGCGACTTCGCCGATCCGGGCTACTCTGAGGGCTCCGGCGACTTCACGGAGATCGAGGACAATGGCGACCTTCCATTTTAACCTGACCGCCGGACGACCGGCAGACGACCAAAAGCAAGCCACAAACAAACGACCACAGAAAGGAGGTGACGACCGTGGCATGGCTGCAAGTGCATCAAACACTCAAGGATCACCGCAAACTGTTCGACGCTGCTGACCAGCTCGAAGTCGAGCCGCCGCACATGATGGGGCTGCTCGTCTCGTTCTGGCTGTGGGCCCTCGACAACGCCCCGACCGGCAGCCTCGTCGACATCACGCCGCGCATGATCTCGCGGGCCGCTCAGTGGGACGGAGACCCCGAAAAGCTGGCGAAAACGCTGATCCGGGCGGGCTGGATCGACGAAAAAGAGGACGGGACGCTCGAGATCCACGACTGGTACGAGTACGCCGGCAAGCTGATCGACCAGCGGCAAGCCGAGAAAGAGCGTTCCCGCAGCCGCCGGGCTGCTGCTGCGGCGTCTGCCGACGCCTCACCGGACGACCCGACGCCGACCGCCGGACGACCGGCAAACGGCCGCAAGAAAGCCGGAGGCAGAGTAGACCAGAGTAGAGAAGATAAGACAAGAGAAGGTAATACACCCCCTTCCCCCTCTGACGAGGGGAGTGACGGCGGCACGAAGTCGCTCGTCGAGGTCAGATTTCTCGAGTTCTGGAAAGCCTACCCGAAAAAGACCGGCAAGCAATACGCTCTGAAGGCGTGGAACAAGATCAAGCCCACCGCTGAGCTCCACGAGAGGATCATGCAGGCGGTCGACGCTCAGAAGCGGAGCGACCAGTGGCGCCGGGAGAACGGGCGCTACATACCGAACCCGAGCACATGGCTCAACGGCGGCTACTGGGACAACGAGGAGGTGAACGAAGGTGCAGAAAATCAGCGAGATCCTGAACAGCCCGACAACTCCGGCCGAGACTGGGGCAAGGGCTTCAAGCCGGCCGACGACGAGTGACCCCGGCAACTGGATCTGGAGCAACGACGAGCGCCTCGCCGGCCGTCCCGGAGTCCCCGAGCCCGTCCCCTGCGAGTTCTGCGGCGCCATGCGCTACCACAAGGGCATCCCGCTCGGCAACCGCATCCTCTGGCCTCCATACGGAGCCGAGCGATGCACCTGCCCCGAGGCCGTGGCCGCCTACGAGAAGGAGAAGGCAGAGCGCGAAGCTGCTGAGGCAGCCGCCGCCAAGGCTGAGGAGGAGAAGAAAATGCGGGATCGCATCAAGCGCATCGTCGGCGAGTCCGGCATGGGCGACCGTTTCCTGCGGCGCACCTTCTCCACCTTCCAGCTCACCGACGACAACAAACGCGCAGCGGCAGCCGCCCGGCGCTACGCTGAAGGCTTCGACGCCATGCTGCCGCAGCCCGGCCGTCAGGAACCCGGCCGCAACGGCCTGTTCATAGCTGGCCCGCCGGGCACCGGCAAGACCCACCTCGCCGCAGCCATCGCCAACCACCTGATCGCGCAGGGCCGGCCGGTCGTCTGCATGACCATGATCGACCTGCTGGAGCGCATCAAGCGCACATTCTCCAAGCGCGACACCGACGAGGGCAGCGTGCTGAAGATCTACAAGACCGTCCCGCTGCTCGTCATCGACGACATCGGCAAGGAGCCGCCGACCGAGTGGGCGATCTCCACGGTCTACAACATCATCAACGGCCGCTATGAGGCATACCTGCCGACCATAGTGACCACCAACTACGACACTGAGGCCCTGATCGAGCGCATGACACCCCGGGAGACCCGGGACGACATGACCGCCCGGGCTACCATCGACCGGCTCATGGAAATGTGCAGGGCCATCACCCTCACCGGCCAGAGCTGGCGCCAGAGATAGGAGGACATAACCCCATGAAAAAGGTCTACATCTGCTCCCCGTGCCGCGGGGACTACGAGAACAACATCCAGCGGGCCAAGGAGTTCAGCCGGGCTGCCGTGGAGCGCGGCTGCATCCCTATCACCCCGCACATCTACCTCACGCAGTTCATGGACGACACCGTCCCGGCCGAGCGCGAGCTGGGCCTGAGCATCGGCCGCGAGCTGGTGCTCATGTGCGACGAGCTGTGGGCCTTCGGCATTGACCATCCTTCGGCCGGCATGGCCGCGGAGATCGAGCTCGCCAAGGCACACGGCATCCCCGTCCGCAACGGCTTCGAGGCCATCAGTGAGCTGAAGCCCGACGAGGAGCCCGAAAGCGACGAGGAGGACAAGCCTGACATCGGCAGCGTCACGCTGCACCTGCCCGCCTTCAGGGCGATGGCCGTCTGCAACCAGCACCTCAACCACGGGCCCATCAGCATCGAGGTGGACGGCCGTGTCATCATCGACCTCGCCAAGCGCCTGAAGGACAAGCCGGGCAGCCGGATCGAGATCGGCGGGTGATAGCCATGGCAGACAATCCCAAGAAAAACGCCGAGGGCTACAACGACCCGACCCCCTACGAGGCAGAGAAGCACATCCGGGCGCAGATCCGAGGCCAGCGCGCCCGGGCTGCCGGCAACTACTTTGAGGCGATGATCTCCGGCTCCTGCGACTACTACCGCGACCGGGGGCTCGCCAAGATCGAAAAGACGCCGGAGCCTATGAAACCCCTCGGGCCGAAAAACCGCAAGGGCCAGTTCCTCGCCTGCTACACCAAGCAGGCCCAGCCGGACTACGGCGGCACACTGAAGGGCGGCCGGAGCGTCTACTTCGAGGCCAAGCACACCGACGACGACCGCATCGAGTTCAACCGGCTGACCAAGGAGCAACGGGACGATCTCGAACACCACCACAAGCTCGGCGCCGTCGCCTTCGTCCTCGTCTCCATGGGCCTGACCGAGTGCTTCCGCGTCCCGTGGCCCGTCTGGCGGGACATGGCCGCCACCTACGGCCGCAAGTACATGACCCGGGACGAGCTGAAGCCCTACAAGGTGCCGGTCGTGGCCGGCTTCGTGAAGTTCCTCGACGGCCTGCCCCCGGATGTGGTCACAGTGAAAAGCCTGAGCCCCGAGGAGCTCGAGCGCCTGAAGCAAGAGCTGCAAAAGCAGCCGTTTACCATCACCGTCAGGGAGGCGCAGCCGTGAAGGACACCGTCGACAGCAGGGCCGTGAAGATCGCGGCCACCATCATGCAGGCGGCCGGCCTGTGCCGCTACGACTCCATCGCCAAGTGCCAGCGCATCAGCGTGGACTCTATCACCTGCGAGAGGTGCATCCGGGCATGGCTGCTCTCCAAGGCCAAGAAGGAGCTCGAAAAGGAGGAGACGACATGATCCCGCTCCCCGACAAGAAGTACAGCATCATCTACGCGGATCCCCCGTGGAGCTACCAGAACAGGGGCACCCGGGCCGCAGCTTCCAAGCACTACGACACCATGACCATCGAGGAGCTCAAGAAAATGGGCGTCGGAGCTGCGGGGGGGTATTGCTAACAGCGACTGCACCCTCTTTATGTGGGCGACCTTCCCCATGCTCCGCGAGGCCCTCGATGTGATCGAGGCGTGGGGCTTTACCTACAAGACCATCGCCTTCAACTGGGTGAAACAGAACAAAAACGGCGCCGGCCTGTTTTGGGGGCTCGGCAACTGGACGCGCAGCAACTCGGAGATCTGCCTGCTCGCTGTGAAGGGCAAGCCGAAGCGCGTGAGCGCCAGCGTGCATAGCGTCCTTCTGTCCCCTGTCCGGCAACACAGCCAAAAGCCGGCCGAGATCCGCGACAGGATCGTCGAGCTGATGGGCGACCTGCCTCGGATCGAGCTTTTCGCCAGAGAGGCGGCTCCCGGATGGGACGCATGGGGAGACGAAGCCCCGGCACCCGACGCCAGAAAGGAGGAAACCGATGGACAGAACGACCCGGGAGACGCGGCGCCAGAGCTATGACGCCGTCCTCCCAAAGAGGGAGAAACGCTGCCGGCTGATCCTCGAGACCCTCGGCGGCCGGGAGATGACCGCCAGCGAGATCACCGAGGAGCTCGTCGCCGCCGGCGAGATCCCGTACTTCAACCGCAACTATGTGGCCCCACGCCTCACCGAGATGAAGCAGATGGGGATCCTCAAGACGGTCGGCCGCAGGAAGGCCACCCGCTCGGACGCCACCGAGGCCGTGTGGGCCCGGGTGCACACCGCAGCGGCAGACCGGCCCGCAGCCGATCCGGCCGACAATCCCGCCACCGGGCCAGAGCAGATGACGCTCCTCGGCCCCGGGGCCTGACAGGAAGGAGAGAAACAAGATGAACGAAAACCGCGACAGCATCATGCGCATGGCCCGCGGCGCCTTCGAGGAGCGCGTCGACTACGAGATGGACAAGGTGATCCAGAACATCCTCGACCCCAACACCAAGGCCACCGCCAAGCGCAAGATCACCCTCACCATCGAGCTGACGCCGGACGACGAGCGCCGGCAGATCCAAGTCTCGGTGACGGCCAAGAGCACCCTCGCTGCCACCAACCCGGTCGCCACCTCGCTCTATGTCACCGGCGACGCCAACGGCGAGCTCGTCGTGGCCGAGATGGTGCCGCAGGTGCCCGGGCAGCTCAACATGGACGGCACGCAGCAGGAGCAGCCGAAGCTCCTCAAGCTCGTCAGCCACGCATAAGCGCATAAATATTCATTCACAAGGAGGACAACACCATGCTCGCCAAAATGATCGACAAAATCGTCAGCCTGAAGGAGACCAAGACCTTCGAGATCGGCGGTCAGACCTACACCGACGGCCACCTCACCCGCATCCCGCCCCATGTCGACCGGCCCGAGGCCATCAGCGTCAGCGGTCTGGACGGCATCTGCAAGCTGATCCGCACCGAGCTGGGGAAAGTCGGCACGACCATCATGGTGCAGGCCAAGAGCTACAAGAGCGTCGAGGTCATGACCACCTACCTGCCGGACTTCTCCCGCAACATCCTCTACCGCGCCGAGGCCGACGCCCCGGGCCTCTATACCGGCTTCCGCAGCCGTGAGGTCGCCCTGATCGAGCTGCGCAGCCTGTTCATCCCCAACGAGGGCACGGCCTACCTGCTCGACCTGCTGAGCCGGATGACGGACGAGAACAGCGTCAGCACCAAGGACAACGGCGTCACGCAGACCGTGGAGGCCCGGCAGGGCGTGGCCCTCAATGCTCTGGTCGATGTGAAGCCCCGCGTCCTGCTGCGGCCCTTCCGCACCTTCCTCGAGGTGGAGCAGCCCGAGAGCGAGTTCCTGCTGCGCGTCCACCCCGAGGAGGGCATCGGCTTTTTCGAGGCCGACGGCGGGATCTGGAAGCTCGAGGCCAAGAAGAACATCGCCGACTACTTCAACACCAACCTCGCCGACCTGATCGAGGCCGGCAAGGTCGTCGTCATGCAGTAAAGACACAGGCCGGGCGGGCTGCGGCCCGCTCGGCCATTCAGAAAGGAGCGATCACATGGAACGCATGACCCACGAGAGAGCCAACGGCATCAAGACCGGCTACTGGAGCCCGGAGACCAAGGAGACGCTCGTGCAGCGCCTCGCTGCCTACGAAAACACCGGCCTCGAGCCGTGGGAGATCGGCCCGTCCATCGAGAAGGCTGCGAAGGACGCCGAAACCGCGACCGCGACCAAGATGGCAGAGTGCATCGCCGGCGGCATCAAGGACACGGTCGAAGCGATCCACCGAGATCCTGATGGATTTTTCAAAGGAGGCGCCAGATGAAAGACTACAAGACCCTCACCCGTGAGAAGGTCGACGCCGAGCCCGGCGCCGCCCGCTATATGGGCGAGACCCACATGATGGAGGACTGGAGCGACAAGATGATCGACCTCGTCCTCAACGGGCCGACCCTCAACGGCTTCAAGAAAGACGAGCTCCGGGCCATGCTGCGTCAGACCTATGCAGCCCTGAAGAAGTACGAGCAGATCGGCCCCATGGCCTCGCCCTACATGAACGACCCGTCGGCCATCGTGGCCCGGGCCTTCGCCGAGCTCTACCCCGGCATCGACTACCACGCGCAGTTCGTCCCCGACCTGTGTGACGAGTCAGGCAACAGAGCCTTCGGCCTGACCATATTCCCCGACGACGGCAGCGCGCCCATCGTCTGCATCTCGGCCGAGGCGCCCATCAGCGCCGCCCCTGAGCTGCTGGCGCACGAGCTGGCCCATGTAGCCACGCCCGAGGACAAAGACCACGGCGAGGCATGGCAGACGGCCGAGAAGGCCATCGGCGACAAGTATGACGAGCTGCTCAACTCCATGATCCCCGACGACGATCCGGGCGTACTCGTCCCGCACGAAGTCGGAGACGGCGGGCTGCTGCTCATGCCGACCCGGGCGCATATCCCGGATCCGCAGCGCGACGACTGGAAGCCTGCCACCTGCCCTATCTGCGGGGCCGAGTGCTGGGAGACCGAGATCCACCGGCAGGCGCTCGCTGCCGAGCCCGGACTTCGGGCCGTCTGTACCGACTGCGGCCTGCGTGGCGCCGCCGGCGTCGGACTCGTCGACACCAGCAGCAAAAAGGAGGAAAAAGACCATGAATGAGAACAGAAACAACAGCGGCACCGCGGGCGGGATCGGCTTCTGCGGGCTGCTGACCATCGCCTTCATCATCCTGAAGCTCACCGGCGTCATCTCATGGAGCTGGCTGTGGGTGCTGGCCCCGATCTGGATCCCCACGGCCATCGTCCTCGCTGTGCTGCTGGTCGTCCTGATCGTCGTCCTCGTGAAGGAGGGCGTCAAGCAGACCGAGGAGAAGCAGCGCCGGCAGGAGCGCAGCCTCGGCATCGACGAGCAGGCCCGCCGCTACGGTCTCGAGCGCCAGCCCGGGGAGACCGACCTCGAGCTGAAGAAGCGCATCGCCTTCCTCAAGCAGGCCGAAAGGAGGGCTGGGAACAGATGATGGACGAAAGAGAACGCCGCGACATTATGCTGCGGGCCATTCACCGCTATGGAGAAGCCGCTCAGATTGACATGGCCGTCGAGGAGATGGCCGAGCTGACCAAGGCCCTCTGCAAGGTCAAACGGGCAACGCCCGGGGCCACCACCACCGCAGCCATCGCCAACGTCATCGAGGAGATCGCGGATGTCCAGATCATGCTCGACCAGCTCCGGCTCATATTTGCCCGCAGCACCGCCGAGGTCGAGGAGGAAAAGCTGCGCCGGCTCGAGAGGCGGATCTCCGGCTACATGGAGTCGAACCTCAAAAAGTGGATAGACAGCAAGTACGATCCGGGCGTCTGGTGCCGCGAAGTCTCGGCCAATGACGCCGCCCGTGAAGGAGGTGCCCCTGATGAATAAGTCGACCTGCCGCGGCTGCGGCGCTCCCATCGTGTGGATCAAGACGCCCGCCGGGAAGGCCATGCCCTGCGATCCTGCGCCGGTCTACTACAAGGCCACGCCAGACGGCAAGGACAAGATCGTCACCACCCGGGGCGAGGTCGTGAGCTGCGAGATCGTCCCCGGGGCCAACGCCACCGACGCCGGCTACCGGCCGCACTGGGCCACCTGCCCGCAGGCCGGCCGCTTCAAGAGAGGGGGCGGGCGCCGTGAATAAAGACCAGGCACGCAAGGCGCTGGAAAATGAGCTGATGAACCGCCCGACCGTGAGGGCGAGCGCAATCTTCACCGGCAAGCATGGGAGCATGGGCTTCCACGCCGGCCGCTTCTACGCCGTCACCATCGTGAAGCGCCGGGGCGAGGTCGTCCTGATCGCCCCCGACGACGGCCTCAAGTGCCCCTACTCGTCCCTCGACGCCCTGCTCCGAAACTGGCATATACTCCTTGTAATATTCAACAGGTAAAGGAGGAAACCCATGGCAAAGGACAAACCACAACCGCAGGCCGGCCCCGAGCTGGCCGAGTACACCACGGCCGCGCAGCCTAAAGCCTACGCCGACGGCGTCCCTGTGTTCTGCGCCCACGACGCCATCGTCCCGCTGAAGGATCTGCGGCCAAACCCGAAGAACCCCAACCAACACCCGCCCGAGCAGATCAAGCTCCTCGCGTCGATTATAAGGGCCACCGGCTGGCGCGGCCCCATCACCGTCAGCAAGCGCAGCGGCTACATCGTCAAGGGCCACGGCCGCATGATGGCCGCCGAGCTGGGCGACATGGCCGAGGCCCCGGTCGACTATCAGGACTACGCCAGCGAGGCCGAGGAGCTGGCCGACCTGACGGCCGACAACCGCATCGCCGAGCTCGCCACCACTGACAACAAGCTCCTCGCGGAAGTGTTCGCCGACATCGACACCGGCGAGATCCCGTTCATGCTCTCCGGCTACACCGAGGAGGACTACGGGAACATCGTGACAGCCCTGTCCGAGGCGCTGCACACCGAGGAGCCCAAGGGCGACCCCGACGCCGAAATCCCGCCCCCCGTCCGAGCCGGTCACAAAGCGTGGAGACCTGTGGATCCTCGGGCGGCACCGCGTCCTCTGCGGGGACTGCACAAACCCCGAGGATCGCGCCCTGCTGCTGGACGGGGCCAAGCCCGAGATCCTGCTGACCGACCCGCCCTACTGCTCCGGCGGCTTCCAAGAGAGTGGAAGAAGCACCGGGAGCATCGGGACTGTGCAAAAAGGCGGGAAAACGCCGACCATCGAAAACGACGCACTCAGCACGAGAGGCTACATTAACATGATGAAGAAGGCGCTCGACGACATCCCGACGACCATCGCCTACATCTTCACAGACTGGAGAATGTGGGTGACACTTAACGACATCGTGGAGGGATCCAGAATGGGCGTGCGTGGCATGATTGTTTGGGACAAAAAGAGCCCAGGTCTCGGCGCAGGATGGAGGGCTCAGCACGAGCTCATTATGTTCGCCCATAGGACGAAGCCGAAGTTCGATAAGCACAAATCCTACGGAAACGTGATCGAGTGCTCCCGCTCCGGGAATGAGCTGCACCCCACGCAGAAGCCGGTCGAGCTGCTGGAGAAGCTGCTCGACAATACCGACTGGGCGCACGGAGTCTACGACCCCTTCGGCGGCTCCGGCACCACGCTGGCCGCCTGCGAGGCATACGGCCAGCCATCCTACACCATGGAGTTGACGCCGGCCTTCACGGATGTCATCGTCAAGCGATACATCAGGATAACAGGAAAACAGAATGTGCGCTGCGTCCGTCAAGGCCGAGAGCTCTCGCGTGAGGAAATCGCCGGGATCTTCGACCCTGACGAGGAAGGAGGTGGACAGGAGTGACGCCCTGACCTAAATGAGCGACAAGCCGATCACTCACGACATCAAGGAGCGGCTCGGGAAGTACACCCGCCTGCTCCGTGAAATAGACAACCAGTACGAGCGCCTCGGCCGCATGGAGATCTCCATGGCCGCGCCGCCCGGCCCTGACATGACGGGTATGCCCCGGGGCTCCGGCACACCGACCGACCGCACCGGGATGATGGTGCTGCGGAAGATGGAGCTCGAGGAGCAGATCGAGGAACGGCTCGCCGAGGAGCGCGAGGAACGCGCCGCCCTCGAGGCGATGATCCGGCAGGTGGAAAACCCTGACGAGCGCGCCGTGCTGCGGCTGCGCTACTTCGACCGGGCAGACTGGGACGGGATCTGTGCCGTCCTGTTCAGTGATCGGCAGGACTACCTCGAGAGGATAGACAGCTACCAGAACAGGACATACAAGGCCCACGGCCGCGCCCTGCTGCGGATGGCCGAGATCCTGAAGGAGACAGAGGCCCCGGCAGTAAAGGGAAGTAAAAGGCAGTAAAGGGCAGTAAAATCCATTGAACGGCAGTAGCGCCCCGTGCTACACTGTACCATGTCGAAAGACCGCCGGACACCCGGACAACGCCGGGGAGCCGTCCGACGGACACCCGCCCAACAACCGAACAACGACAGCGAGAAAGCCGTCGGGCAACCACAAGAAGCCCGGCGGCTTTTTTTCTTTTCCCCTGAAGGAGGTGACAACCATGGCGGGCGGCAGCATATCCATCCAGATCGAAAACCTGCGGCAGCTCGTCGCAGACGTGCAGGCCATCGAGGCCGGCGGCCGCAAGGCCATCAGCAACACGGTCAAGGATGTGAAGGCCAGAGCCCCGGGCTGGATCGCCCAAGAGGTCACGGCGGTCTACAACATCAAGAAGGGCGAGATCGTGCCATCCAGCACGGGCAAGCCGAAGAAGATGGCGGGCAGTATCCGCATCACAGGCGAGACCATCGAGGAGCTCACCCTCGTCTACAAGGGCCGGCTCCTGACCCCTGTGCACTTCGGCATGACACCCAAGGCCCCGCCGGCTGGCAGGAGCTACACCCTGAAGGCGCAGATCCTCAAGGGCAGCAAGAAGGTCATCGGCCGCTACAAGAACACCCGCACCAAGGGCGGGCCATACTCGCAGCGGTCTCACTGGATCCTCATGGGGACAGGCAACACCAAAGCCGACGGCACGAGCTGGATCCCATTCCAGCGCATGAGCAAGACCCGCACCGACATCCAGAAGATGACCACCATCTCGGTGCCGCAGATGATAACCAGCGACCGCACCAACGAGGCCATCATGCTGAGGCTCAACACTGAGACAGCCAAGCGCCTCGACCACCACATGAAGCGGGCCCTCGGCCTGTGA